CCATATTTTTCATTATCCCAATACTCCCACTGTAAATTATCAGCATTAGATAAATCAGAGGTGCTATTTAGTAATGGATAAACAATAGCACTAGGTTCAAATGGATTATCATCAAAATATGCTTCAAAATAATATATAGGTCTATAGTCAAAATAATCATCTCTCCAATAAACTCTATTAGCTACAGTTCCTAAAAGACGAGTCATTCTTTCAGAATGTTTCATACGTACATCTTTTGTAGGAATTAACTCTTCATATCTTGCAGTATTCTTACCAGCATTTCTTTTAGCACCTAAGCTATATATTCTACTAATTTTATTAATAAATTTTCTAGTAAAGTTAGTTAAACTAGGTGGTATTTCTCCAAAAGCATCTCCTGTAAAGTAATTATTTATATATTGGTCTGTAGAAACACCAGAGTAATAATCTAAATGTTTTCTAATTTCATTTCTTCTACCATGCGACATTAGTAGTTTAGTTTCCAATAACTTATCTTTCAGTATCTTCTCCATTATCTTTGAATCCTCTTCATTTCTTGATTTCTCATTGGAAATCTATTTATTATAAAATATCTAAAAGCATCGTTCCCATGATCGTGGAAACCATCCTTTAATGGTTCTTCTTTAATAGGTTTTCCATCTTGACTCTCTGGATACCTATACTCTTCAAAATCTTCTATCATTTCTTTACACTTTGCATCAACATGTACTCTCCTTACCCCATCGGCATTTTCAAAAAACCCTCTAGTATATGCTACACTAGCTACTAAATTCCTACTCATTCTATCTCTTGTGCATAAAATCCGTATTCCACTTCTTCTAAATATTTCAACATCTCCTGCACCACTTTGTCCTTGAACATTACTTCCAGCAGGATCGCCATAATACGAAAGCACTGGATAGCCTTTTGTTTTAATCATTTTAATTAAATCTTCTGTTTTAATATTTTGTTTATGCAGTATTGCGTCAAATATTCTTATTTGCTCTGCTACTCCATCAAATTCTGTTTGAATAAATAAAACAGCAGGTTGCCTGTATCCAAAATCTATTGCACAAAATGTAGGCAGATTAGGATCGTATGGGAAATTACCAACATCTAAATCCCTATTAAAATCCCAAACTTTTCCTTCAAATACGGAAAATTCAGCACCAAACTCTTGTCCAAAAAGTTCTTTTGACATATTCCTTTTTCTTTCTATAATAGCAGGATCTTCCAGTCCTAATGGAAATTCATGCTGATTAACCCAAGATGGAGAGCTATGACTCTCCCACATTGGATCATCTCTACCTAGTTTAAACAAATCATATATCCAATTTCTACCTTCTGGTGTTGTAATAAAAATAACTTTACCTTTTCTACCAGCAACAGTTGGGGATAAATACATATCCCAAATTTTTTTATTCATTTTAGCAACCTCATCAATTACAAGCAGGTCAAGACCTTCCCCCACAAGACTTGAAGGATTATCTGCTGACATGCCTTCTACAGTAGTTCCCCACTTAAAACGAATAAACATATCTTTTTCTGATGCTTTATCTACATCGTCAGGATGTCCTATAACCATTCTTTGCCAAATTTCCCTAAAGATTAATCTAGCTTTCTTATAAGACATACCTACAACCCATATTCTTTTATTAGGCTGAGATGCTACATAGGTTGCCTCCATAGCACTAGCCCAAGTCTTTCCAAATCTTCTACCACATACTACAACTTGAAAACGAGCATCTTGTTTTGCAGGATAATGTAATGGCATCTGACCATTGTGCGGTTTGTATCCTAAGTAATCAAACCATTTTTTCTTAAAATTGTAATTTTTTTCTTGCATTAGATTGATGTACTAATTTATATTGTACCATATATTAATGCAAGGATAATTCTTGCTATTTCATAACTCACTGAAGAGGTTAAAATGTCAGAAGAAACGACCATCGAGCCAGATGTAAAACAGGAAGCCGACACACAAGTCGAAAACAATGTACCGATTTCAAGATTAAATGAAGTAATTTCAGAAAGAAATCAACTTAGAGATAGTCTTGAGTCTTTTAAAACTAAAGAGGAAGAAGAGCGTAGAGCAAAACTTCGTGAAGAAGAAAAATGGCAAGAACTAAATACTGATCTTGCTAGTGAAATTGAATCTTATAAGCCTTATAAGGAAAGATGGGAAGCAATGGATACAAGACTTCGTGAAGGTGCTTTAGCACAACTTCCTGAAAGTAAACGAGAAAAATTTGCCAATGTTGAAACCGAGGTTCTTTTAAGCATTATTGAAGAGTTCACTGAAGAAGAAAAAGTGAATCCACCTGATAATAAAGGCACAATCCCTGTTAAAGCAGGAACTGATTGGGTTGATATGCCAGATGATGAGCGAAGAAGAAACTGGGGGACAGTATTGCAGTCATACATGAAAAGGTAATTTAAATGGCTAAACATTATCAAGGTAACCCAGTTACCACTACAACAGACCAACATTTTATTCCAGAAATTTGGGCTGATGGAATTTATAAATATTTTGAACGCAAAACTGTATTTCGTGGATTAGTTGATGACTATTCTGCACTTGTTAGCAGTAAGGGTTATGGGGATGTAATTAACATTCCAGAAATGAGCCTTATTTCAGCTACAGGTAAAGATGCTGGTTCTGATGTAACTTATGATGCAACTGCAACCACAACAACTCAGTTAGCAATTAATAAACACAAATATGTCGGAAAGTTATTTGAAGATGTGGCATTAATTCAGTCAGAAGCTGATTTAGTAGCTAAGTATTCAAGAATGATGGGTGAGGCTCTTGCTCGTCAAGTTGATGCTGATATTTGGGCTGAGTTAGATGGTTTAAATCAGAGTATTGATTTATCTGCTGACAACACTTTGACTGCCGCGGTTTTTGAATCCGCTTTGGCTAATCTAGGTGAAAATGATGTACCTTATATGGATGGAGAATGTGCAATGGTTGTTAATCCAACTCTATTTGCAGATATTCTTAACCCATCTGCTGGTATTGCTCAGTATTTTATCAGAAATGATGCAGTCGGTGAAGGCAACAAAGGACTTAGGTCTGGAATGGTTGGATCACTTTATGGCATAGATGTTTATATGTCTAATACTGTGTCAAGTGCTTTAGCTGATGGTACTGTTTCTGGGGCTATCTTCCACAAGTCTGCGTGTGCTTTTGCATCTCAGCAGGAAGTTAGAGTTCAGAGTGAATACTCTATTGACGCTCTTGGTACAAAAGTTGTAAGTGACTTATTGTATGGTGTCAAAAAAATTGATGATTCGGACAACATCAAAGGTGTTGCATTCGCAAACATTTAATTGTTAGTAGTATAATATGTGGGGGTGTGGTTTTCATGCCCCCATTAATTAGGAGATAATATGCAATATTGGAAAAAACCACACAGTGGCAGAGTTCAAAGACTAGAAGATTCAGATTTAGAAAAACATCCTGAAAAACTAGAGCATTTAAAAGAAAACGGTTGGGAAAGAGTTATGGGGGAAGAAGATTACTCCCCTTTTAAAAAACCTAAAATCTTTAAAAAATCTAAAAAGAAAAAATAATTAAGACACACAGTCTCATTCACGCTGTTGTCATAGCTTAGAGAGGAAGAAAAATGGCAGATATTCACACATATTCGGTGCAGGAAGCACTAAACACTACAGTTGGGGGAGAATGGACAGTAGCATCCGCAGGGACTGCTGGTAGTTCAGCCAATGTAAATAACACATCACATCAAGTATTAAAAGGGGCAACTGGCACTTTAGGAGTATATAGTGCAGTTGAAATTTATTTTAATTTTAGTGCATCTCAAACAGATGTAAACGCATCTAATGATATGATCATACCAAAAAATACATTAATGTTTTTAACAATTCCTAGAGGGTTGGGTACTACTATATATTTTAACTATAACTCTACCTCAACAACAACTGGTGCAGTTAGAATGGTGGAAGTATAATGTACGGAGGAATGGGGAGTGCCGTAACTCCTGATTTAAGTAAGGGCGGTGAAATAGATGGTGACCTAACAATAACTGGCGATTTTAAAGTAGAAGGTGCTGGTAGTTTTGCTTATGATGAAATAATTCAAGGCACGATTGGAGCTACTAGAGTAAATATTGGAACAAGAGATGCAAGTGGCAATCCTCCAACTGATAACGCTAGTTATATGCTTCAGATTGAAAAATATGGTGGTACTGCAAATATAAAATTAACAAGAACTGGAAATGCATCTTCAGAATGGTCAAATATTCATAATGAAGCTACTATAGGAACAATAACAGAGCATCCTTTTGTTTTACAAACTCATTCAACAGATAGATTAACTATTACTTCAGCAGGATTAGTCGGTATTGGGGCGACACCTAGTTATAATTTAGACATTCAAAACGCTGGTTTAACTGAAGCACAAATAAAAGCATCATCAAGTGGTAGAGCAAGATTAAGAATAGATGCTAATTCAGATATACCCGAAATATATTTTTCTGTAAGTGGTACAAGAAAATCATCAATATTTCAAAGTGCAAATGGAAATAACTTAGGTATTTTTGGCTTTACAAATCAGAATACAATACTTAGTGCTGACCTTGCAAATGATAGGATTGGTATTGGTACAGAATCTCCAGCAACACATCTTCATGTTAATGGTAATATAAGATACAATGAATGGCAAACATCTAATGGAAATGCTATTGTTTATGTGAATGGAACTGATAGTATATTAAAAATTTATAAATCTAATGGTTCAGATTTTTCTCGAATACATTCAAATGGTACTTCTTATTTAATGGGTGGTAATGTCGGCATCGGCACAACCTCGCCTAATACAAACTTAGAAGTAGTTGGAACTATAAGAGCATCGGGTGCTACTCCAGCTATTCAATTAAAAGAAACAGATGCAACCAATGCTATTCAAGGGTTTCAAATAAACTCATCAGGTGGTTCAATAAGTTTTAATTCATTAAATAATAATGATGGTTTTACATCTACAGATTATCAAATGCATAGAACTGGTTCTGGTGCTTATTACCATAAGTGGTTTATTGCTAATAGTTCAAGAATGATTCTAAATAATAGTGGTAATTTGGGCATAGGCACAGACTCGCCAAGTCAAAAACTTGATATTTATGGTTCAATGGTAATTGATGATTGGATTCGTGGATGGGAAGTTCCATCTAATCATACTTATGGTAGATACTGGATGAATTTTAATGGTGGTCATCCATTGTATAGAACTGGTGCAGATGACAAATATCATAAGTTTCAAAGATACTCTGATGAAGATGTTATGGTTGTTGGTGGAACTAACAAGCGTGTTGGTATAGGAACATCTTCACCTCAAACTCAGTTACATTTAAATAGCACAAGCCCCGATATTAGGATTCAAGTTTCATCGGGTACTAATTTTGGAAGTTTACAATTTTATAATAATAGCGGTGCTTTGGCTAGTGCTATTGGAAACTATGGTCATACTCAAAATTTATATTTTCAAGTTCAAGGTGCTAATAATGCTCTTTTTCATTCTGCTGGTAATATTTTTTATAAAGATATTGAAATAGAAAATCAATTTCCAAATATTACTTTTGATGATTCTCAAGGCGGTGTAATGAAAATTGGTTCTAATAGTGGAGACATTAGAATATTTCAAAATGCAAGTGGGGATTCTGCAACAACAGAAACAATATATGTTACAAATACTGGAAAAGTAGGTATAGGTAATAGTTCTAGTAATCAACCTACTGCAAAGCTCGAAGTCACTCCTAATGATAGTGATTTAACATCTAATTCCGCATTAGGTCTTTGGATTAAAGGAAGCAATGGTGGGATTAAAATTGGTAGACATGATGGTAATGATGGTGCTTTTACTCACATTTATACAGATGTTGCTAGTACAGATTTTGCTTATATAGTTACAAACGATAGAACTGGAGGTGGTATAGCAACTGATAGAGTGGCTGGAGCAGACAATAATCCAAGTAATAATTATATAGAATTAAAATCATACGCGCAAACTCACTCTATATTAGGAACAACAGTATTTAAACTTGATCAAAACTCTCGCATTAGTCTTAGTAATAATGATAGTGGAAGCGATGGCAATACACTATTTGGAAAATCTGCTGGAAACAGCATTGCAAGTGGAGCATATTACAATTCTAGTTTTGGTAATTTAGCATTACAAGACACTTCAACTGGCGATAGAAATACCGCAGTAGGAAGTCAAGCTCTTTATAGAAATGCTACTGGCGGTAATAATACTGCCGTAGGTGCAGAATCAATGTTAGGAGTAAATGGTAATTCACATTCAAATAATACTGCCATAGGAGCGTATTCTTTAAACGCTATAACAACTGGCGGTGATAATGTTGCTCTTGGAGCAAATTCTTTAGATGCTTTAACGAGTGGAACTAGGAACACAGCATTGGGATATAATTCAGCGACTGCATTGGGTGCTGAAGAGACTGGAAACATTGCAATAGGTTGGAACTCAATGTCTACAATGGATGAGGGTTCGGGTGGTACTATTAATTATAATATTGCTTTAGGAGTTCAAGCCTTATCAGGAGCTGACTTAGGAAGTGGTACAGAAGATATAAGTCATAATATTGCTATTGGAACTGATTCTTTAAGGCTAGTTAGTGGTGATGCATCTACTGGTCAAATAGCAATAGGTAGACAAGCACTTTCTGCACTTACTTCAGGTAGCAGAACAACAGCAGTCGGTTACCAAGCTGGTCTAACTGCAACAACAATAGATTATACAACAATAGTCGGTTATCAAGCTGGATTAAAATTATTAGACTCAACTCATAACACATTAGTAGGATATACAGCTGGATATTCTTTAGGCTCAGACGAAGCTGATAGTAATACTTTTATGGGTACTAGTGCTGGTGCAAACGGAGATTATAGTACTACAAATAACAATACTGCTAATAATAATGTTGGTATTGGTAAATCATCAATGGGTGGTTCTCAAGGCTCAGGAAGTAGCTATAATTTTACTGCAACTAATAATGTGGCAATCGGAGTAGATAGTTTAAAAGTAATCACAACTGCAAATAATAGTACCGCAGTTGGATATGGTGCTTTACAGTCACTAACTGCTGGAAATTCTAATTTAGCTATAGGTTATGAATCATCTAAAACTTTAAGTGGCGGTGCTGCAAATATAACTCTTGGTCACCAAGCGATGTTAAATGCTACTAATATTTCATCTGCTATTTTTATAGGTGCTAATGCTGGAGATGCAATAACAACTTCTACAAACCCAAATGGTACGATTGGAATAGGTTATAATTCTCTTACTGCATTGACTACAGGAGCTGGAAATACAGCTTTGGGATATCAAGCTGGTCAAGGAATATTAACTGGACATAGTAATACTTTTCTTGGTTATGAGGCAGGTTCTAGTTTTGATAGCGGAGAATCAAACATGACCGCTATTGGTCGTAATGCAATGAGTTCTGCTAATAATGACAGTTCTTCAAATTGTGTAGCTATAGGTGTAAATGCTTTAGAGGGTGGTACTGGTGTTATAACAAATAATATTGCTATAGGTAAAGATTCCATGTCAAGTACCTCTAATAGAAATGTTAATGCAAGTATTGCTATTGGGCAAGGAGCGATGGATTCAACCGCTGGTGGTGAAATTACAGATTGTATTGCTATAGGTAGGGATTCAATGCACCACGCATCAAATCAATTAAATGGTGTAACTGGTTCTATAGGAATTGGGAAAAACACATTACAAGCACTTACGACTGGTGATGGTAATATTGCCATCGGACATGAGGCAGGAGATACTTGCACAGTTGGCATCAACAATATAATAATTGGTAAAAATGCAGATGTTAATGCTATAGCAACTCAAGATTGTATTATTATTGGAAAAGATGCAACGCCAGTTAGTAGTAATCAAGTAATACTTGGTAATAGCACTCAAACAGAAACTATAATAGCTGGTGCAAAGGCTATAGTTAAAGTACATGACCATAATATAGCATCGGGTGGTTCTAAAACCATTACTCTAGGTATAGGTGCACAACAAGGTTGGATAAGTGGAACAATGCATGTTGTAGCTAGTGATAGCGGTACTAGCAATGGTGGTGTATATGTAGTTGATTTCTCAGCTTTTATGGATACAGGAGTAACTACATCGGGTTTAGAATATAATAACAGAGTTGCTAATCGTAATTCAAATCAAATAGAACTTAATAATCCAACGACACCAACAGATGGTGGAACTATTCAATGGGTATTAGATAATGACCATAGTAGTGCAATGAATAGCCTAACTATAACAATAGAACTTTTTGGTAGAGAAAGTTCACTTAGATATATGTACGTACAAACATCTTAATAATAACATAAGGAAATAAAAATGAAAAACTATAAAGCAATGAAGTCTGCTAAAAGCTGGTCTGTAAAGAAAGCTAAAGTTGTAGATATTCCAGCAGTTTCTGAAGTCAAAGATGACGAAGGAAATGTTGTTAGACAAGCACAAGCAGAGCAATCACATGATGAATTACAACTA